TGTTCGGGGAATGCTGCGCTTTTGGATCGCCACTGGCCCCCTTGAAAATAAAAGGCATGGCAAATCAGCCCTCGCGGGTGCGCGTGTCAGGTGATGAAAAAGGTTTTGGGGGGTGTAGTCTTGTGAGGGTGGGGAGTTTTGCTCGGGTGGGGCGGCAGCCTCGGGATCACCGATGGGAAAGTATAAAAAATCTAATAAAATCAGTACGGGCGCAGGCATGGGCCACCCGGCCCCCCCATACATGTGCATACAATCGCGACAGCAATTTTGTTTTTTGGGAGTAATAGGCATACGTAAAAACGTAGACCGCTAGGAAAGACCAAAACGTACACCTTAAGGGGGACCACCCCTTCCTTACTGGGCCACTTTTGTAGGTGGGGGTGTATATCCCGGCGGGTCTTACACGCAGTGTACTGTCAGATTTCGGATTTGTCAAGAAAAAAAGTTGACAACACCGAAAATAGCCCCTATACTTGTGATATTATGAATTTACTTCCACAAAAATCCGTAAAAGAACGTGAATTGACGCCCCAACAGCGTACGTTCCTTGACAATCTCTTCGAAAACGGCGGAAACGTAACCCAAGCAGCCGTAGATGCGGGTTATTCGAAGGGTTCGAGCCAGTGGCTCAAGAAAACCCTAGCCGATGAGATCGTCGAACGGACAAAAGACATCCTTTCCGTCAATGCGATCAAGGCAGCTAACCGCCTCGTTACGACAATAGATAACCCCGCCCCCGAACGCGGTGACGACTTACGTCTCAAGGCAGCAGAATCACTCCTCACACGCGTCGGCGTACGCGCTCCGGAGCAAATAAACCACAACGTAACGGCAGTACACGGCGTAGTCCTGTTGCCACCGAAAAACGAGGTAATTATCGATGTATAACTTGACTAAAGAAGAAGAAGCTCTCGCTCGTACCTTGTTCTTCGACTTAGGCTACGATGATTACTCCACTATGGAAACGTACCTTCGCAGTAATCAGTCTAACAAAGATGTAAAAGAGTATATGCCTCTGCGAAAGGGACCGAAAAGAGTTAAGGCAACCGGCGGAAGGGTACACCGTGGACGACCAGCCAACGGAAGCGCTGAAAAGGCGGGGTGATCATCGATGACTGAAAAATATATGAGTCCTTTTACAGGGAAAAAAGATAGTCCCTATGTTTTTGGTATTCGGGGCATGGATGAGATGTTCGAACGTCTCTATAAAAGACACGGCGCTAAACTAAAAAAAATGTTCAAGGGAAAATCTTTAAGTCCGGATGATGCGTTTTCTGTTTTACAGCATATGGAAGCTAATCCGGATAAATCTTACCTTGAGTTAAAAGAAGATTTACTACCGTCTGAAAAACAAAAGTTATCACTCGGCGGAAAGGCATATCGTGGACGAAAAGCAGCCGGAAGCGCCGAAAAAGCGCGGTAGGCCGAAGCGCGATCCGAATGCGCCAAAAGCCACATATAACTTATCTACAAAGGAACGTGCGAGACGCGCGGCGACGAAACGTGTCAACGCTGCGAAGCGCCGTGCCGCGAAGTCAACCAAAGCAGCAGAGGACAAACGACGCTATGCTCGAAAGCTCGAAGAACAGGCTACGAAAGTTGAAAACGCTCTTGCTGGCAACTCCTCTGCCACAATCGATCTTGGGGATGTGGCTGCTTTGCCAGACCCAGTATCGGAGCTTGTCGGCGAAAGTGAAGTCGTCTTTCAACCGAACTCGGGTCCGCAAACGGAATTTCTGTCGGCGGGTGAGCGAGATGTTCTCTACGGCGGTGCAGCCGGGGGCGGTAAATCTTTCGCTCTCTTGGCCGATCCTTTGCGCTACTGTCACAACCCTAATCATCGTGGGCTTCTTCTTAGGCGTACTCTCGACGAACTAACCGAACTGATCGACAAGTCCCGGCAACTCTACCCGAAGGCATTTCCGGGTGCGAAGTTCCGAGAGTCGAAATCGACGTGGGTCTTTCCGTCCGGAGCGACGATGTGGTTTACGTACCTCGACAAAGACAAAGACGTAACCCGCTTTCAAGGTCAGGCATTCAACTGGATAGGCATCGATGAAATCACACAGTATCCCACACCGTACGTCTGGGATTACCTGCGTTCTCGCCTTCGTACTACTGATCCTGAACTCCAGCAACACCTGTACATGCGCTGCACAGCCAACCCCGGAGGAGTGGGTGGTTGGTGGGTCAAGAAGACTTACATCGATGGCTTGGAACCAAACAAGCCTTTTCCTGCCTTCGATATAGAAACCAGAAAAGAATTCCTGTGGCCTGACGGTCACGAAAAAGCAGGTCAGCCCCTGTTCCTTCGCAAATTCGTACCGGCAAGGCTGACCGACAATCCCTACCTGATGGCAGACGGCCAATACGAGGCTATGCTCAGGTCGCTCCCGGATGTCGAACGAAGGCGACTCCTCGAAGGTGATTGGGATGTGGCGGAGGGAGCGGCCTTCCCCGAGTTTACGAGAGCGAGACATGTAGTCGAACATTTTGAACTTCCAACCAACTGGCCCCGTATTCGTGCGGCGGACTATGGCTACGCAAGTCCTTCGTGCGTTTTGTGGGGGGCTATTGACTGGGATAATAATATCTGGGTTTATCGCGAGTTATACGCTAAACACTTGACAGCAGAAGAGTTAGCCGATAAAATACTAGAAGCAGAACAACTCGATCCGTTACCGTACTACACGGTCCTCGACTCGTCGTGCTGGAACAAGACAGGCTTCGGCCCATCGATAGCAGAGACGATGATGAGAGTCGGTGTGCGGTGGACGCCATCCGACCGTAATCGTATTCAGGGGAAGATGGAGATACATCGTCGCCTCGCTGACGATCCCTACACGAACGAACCACGCCTACGCATCTTCTCTTCGTGCCAGAATATCATCAAGCAGCTTGCGGGAATACCCCTGTCGAAAAGCAACAGTGAAGACGTAGACACGAAGTCAGAGGACCACGCGTACGACGCCCTACGTTACATGCTGATGACACGAGTGAGCGGATACTCGTCGATCCACAAACAACTCGGCGCAATCAAAAACCAAGTCCACCAAGTCCACGACGCGACATTCGGATACTAAATGACACAAGAAGAACTTCTCGAAATCGGACGTAAAGCAGCCGACGGCACTCTCACTATTCGAGAGGCCATGTCGGCACGTATCGGTGAAGATGGCAAGCAGATGAAGTCGGCGAGGACTGCTCTCAATAAAATTGAGAAGCTCGGATACGACCTCGATGCTAACTGGTCTACCGTTTCGACGGACGAATTCTTGCGTGCTTTAGATTCGTCACGTAACCCTAGATCGCAGTTTACAGAGCTAGGTGCTACCGAAGGGGTTCTTAAGTCCCTTGCGGCGCAGTCTGCGGAGGGTGCTGACTATGCGTATAAAACAGGCTATGGTGCTGGGGGTCGTGGCGCTCGACTAGAATTAGAAAGTGTGAAGCAGTTCAGGGGTGAAAGCGAAGCCGGAAAGAAAAGGATCAAGTTCAAAGCAGTCCCGGAGGGAAAACTATCTCTCCCCCCGTTGATAGAGGGTTTGAATGCGATCACTGAAGATTCGGTTATTCTAAATCCTGATACTTTAGAACCTTTACGTACGAAGGGTGGAAAACCCAAAACTATCGGGCCGAAAGCCGGTCAGATAAAAGACGCAGTAGCAGTCAGCCTTATGATTCCTCTGCGTCCCGGCGAAATTCGAGCTATCGGCATCGATGACATAGACTTCGAAACAGGTCAGTTCACTGACACGTGGCAGCGAGTGAACAAGATTCGTAACCCAGTAGAACTCGACGAAGTTCTTCTCGAAGTCTTACGAGATGCAAAAGATAGAGCCGTAGCCAACGGTCAAAAATTTCTTTTCGAAATAAGCTCTAACGATTTGCTAAACGGGATACGTGTTCAGGGTGGCATCATGGAACAGATGGTGCCATTCGAGGGCACTCTCGGTCGTCGTTTTAGAAACGCTTTGGATACGCGTAAGATTATACCGTCCCTGATGCACGGGGAACTGAATAGTGGCATCGAACTAAGTACGATTATGGGTCACAACACGTACGACGAGATGATGGGTTCTCTCAAGCAGATGACCGCCGTGCGTTACGTTTCTCCTCTCGTTCGTGAGGGAGAGGGAACTGTGGTCAAGCAGACGATGCGCGACTTCAGAAACTTCACAGCCGAAATACTCGGACTAGAAACCCTAAATCAGCTTCCTTCCGCGCTCGGTGTTACGGCATCTCGGCTCGAAGCGGAGGGCGCTCCTAAACTGATTGTCAGAAAGACGGGTGACGGCGTCAAGTTCGAAGAGTCACGTCAGGGTACACTCACCCCAAAAGACGCTGACGAAATCGCCGACATAAAAGAAACGAACATGTCCGTCCGCGCAGCACAGCGCGAAGAAGCAGGCGTGCGGATAAAACGGGCACAGCTTGAATCGGGTGACCTCGACGTAAAACTCGCCGAACAAGACGCCGAAAATCGCGAGATAAAAAGACGAGCGCGGGTCAGAGCGCGGGGTGGAGAAGACGCTGACACACTAGCCAACAAAGGTCTTTCTGATGAGGACCGGGCCGCTCTCGAAGCGCAGGGTCTCGATCCGGACAAGTACGATCCGGTTCCTCGCGGTGCAAAAACGGCTGCAAAGACGGCAGCGACAAGTGCCGCCCTTTTCGCTTCGAAGGCAGCAAAGGCTGCAGGTACGGTGATACCCGGACCTGATCCCTTCGAATTAGCCGGTGCTGTGATAGAGGGGGCTGTCGTTCCGGAGGGTGAACGCGCTGCAGACATAGCCGTCGAAAGGGGTCAGAGTTTCATGGGCGACGTGATGGGTGTCGAGCCTCGTCGGGCAGAGCGCATGTCTGATCTTCTCACTCCTGAAAACGTAGCCTACAACGTAGGTGGCATTGGCGGTGTCCTTGCCGACGTGGTCACACTCGGAACAGTGTCCGGGACGGGTCCGTTCAGCGGAGAACGTACTGGCAACATCAGCGGAAGAAATTTACGCGCTCGACAACTACGAGAGCAACGGCAAGCCGACGAAGGCTTTATACCTAAACCCTAACGGAGGAAAAAATGCAAAACTTGAACATGGGTGAGGCATACATCATGAACGCCGACAAGACAAGCGTCGACGATCAGATGGGTGCGGACAAGCTCTATCGTGAAGGTCTCGAATTCGACAC